TTGAAACGCGGGCCTTTTCAAATTCATCATCATCCTTCCATGTTCAACAATGTCATTTGGATGATAGTCATAGGTTTTGGAAAAATGGAACGCAGTCACGGCTTTTCTTACATAATTTCCGTGATGTTGATGCCTAGCAGCGCTTTTAGCAGTTTGTTTTTCAACCGGTAGACGGGCGTTTTGCTTGCCGGCGATTTGACGTCTTCAACAACCGTCGTTTGATCAGATGTTCTGACGTAACGAAAGTCCGCGATGTATCGACAGACTTTGGTGCCGTTGACCACGATGTCGTAACAAGGCTGCAGTTCAAGATTGGTGATCTCTCCAATTTTCACCAGAAGCTTGAGGTGTTCATGTCGTCTGGCTTCGGCTTTTGAGTCAAATTTCACGCCGTCAATAACGGTTTTTACGTTTTTAAACTTGGCTTGTCCGCGTTGGAATCTGTAAGTCATTGTGGTCGTCGCGTTCGCGCAGCCTTTGAGCGGGGCAGTATCATCGAACTAGGTGGGTTTCACCACCGCAATGTCATTTCGACGATAATTTGGTTGATAAGTATGTCACCTGCATGATACTTTCTCCTTGCCGCACTGGGGCGGTTTGGAGGAAGTTTTATGTCATCAGTTTCTGTCCCGGACGAAGCCACATGGCTCTCGCTCCGTGAAGCCAACATCGGCGGGTCCGACGTTGCTTCTTTGTTCTATCGCTGGCAACTCACGGACGGCACCGATGCTGTCTATCACCTGTATGAGTCTGTGCCGGATGGCGCAGAGCTTATCGAGTGCCTTTCACCTCACACGACTGGCTATCGGTTGTGGCAGGAAAAGTCCGGGCGGTTGATGCCCGACGATCTTGCTGGGGTTGAGCGCGTGCAGGCCGGCGTGTTTCTTGAGCCTGCGTTGGCTGCGTGGGCAAACCACAAGTGGAAATGGAAGCTTCGCAAGGTGCTTCGGTATTGCTTGCATGAGCAGGTAACCGGGTGGGGCGCGTCGTTGGACTACGAGGTCCAAGAGCCGGGGATGCCGCCCGTTGAACTCAAGAACGTCGATTTTATCCAGTTTCGTGACAACTGGGTTGAGGCCGAAGGCGACATCGTCATGCCTCCGCTCAACTACGTTCTGCAGCTTCAGCATCAGATTGGCGCTGTTGGTGCTGATCACGGCTGGATCGTTGCTTGCGTTGCCGGGAATCAATTGCTGCGCGGTCGCATTGAGCGGCACGAGCCAACTCAAACGCGAATTGCCGAAGCGGTCACTGCGTTTTGGCATGGCGTGAAGGCCGGCGTTGAGCCGACATGGCTTGCCGACTATGAGACGGTTGCTGAGACCTATCGCTATGGCGACAAGGTAGCAGGCACGGTGGACCTGTCCAACGTCGAAGACCTTCCTGCTCTTTGCGCGAATTACAAGGTCGCTAAAGAGCAACTGGATCGCGCTGAGACTGCCGTGTCGCTGCTGAAAGGCCAGATCGGCACAAAGCTCGGCACCAATTCCAAAGCCACGACCGTTGGCTTTCGTCTTTCTTGGCCGGTTATCGAACGGCCCGAGAAGGAATTCCCTGCCCGCATTCAAAAAGCACTGACCTATCGCGGCGGGCTTTCAGTCACTGACTTGAGGAAGTAAAAACCATGAATGGAATCAATACGACCACGGCTTTGGCCGCCAAGCAAAACAAAGGTTTGCTTTCCACGATGGCCGCCAAGTTTGGCGTTGACCCGGACAAGATGCTTGCCACCTTGAAAGCAACCGCGTTCAAGGGCGACGTGACTAACGAGCAAATGATTGCTTTGTTGGCGGTTGCAAACCAGTACGACTTGAATCCTTGGACGAAGGAAATCTACGCGTTCCCTGACAAAAAGAACGGCATCGTTCCCGTTGTTGGTCTGGATGGCTGGTCTCGCATCATCAATTCCAACGCGGCGTTTGACGGCATGGAGTTTGTCGAATCCGAGAGCCTGATCGATTCGCCCGAGCATAAGCCTTGCCCGGAGTGGATCGAGTGCCGCATCTATCGCAAGGACCGCAGCCGCGCTATTGCCGTGCGTGAGCGGTTCAGCGAGTGCTACAGGCCGCCGTTTAAGGGCGGGCAGTACGGTCCTGTCAATGGTCCGTGGCAGTCCCACACAAGCCGTTTCCTGCGCCACAAAGCCATGATCCAGTGCGCTCGGCTAGCATTTGGTTTTGTCGGCATCTATGACCCAGACGAAGCAGAGCGGTTGCGCGAAACGATTGATGTCTCGCCAGTTACCCGCACTGCGCCGCGTAGCGCCGCATCAGCGCTGGATGATTTTTCAGGCGGAACAAGGCCCGATTCCGCCCCGGCAACTACGCCGGTCGAGGGCGCAATTGAAGAGGACATTGATGGCAACCGTACCGCAGCCGAAGGGTGATCTTGAGGCGTCGCTTGGCGCGAAGTTTCGCGCTGAGCGACGCGCCAACGGCGTTTGGCTTCGTGATCTTGCATCCGCGTTGGATGTGAGCGTCAACACGATTCGTTGGCATGAGGCAGGGGCACGAATGCTTCGGGCCGATATGCTAGTCAAAGCGGCAGAAGTGATAGGCGTAAATCCGTCTGCGCTTATGCCGCCCGATGCACAACAGCAATTAGAAGGTGGTGACTTGAATGGCTAGAAAACTTTACGACGCCGCAGTGAAGGTCGGCGAATACACAACCCAAAACGGCCAGACCAAAAGCCGCTATTTGAACATTGGCGTGGTCATGGAAGGTGATCGCGGTCCGTATTTGCTGTTGCAGCGGACGTTCAATCCTGCGGGCGTTCCATCACAACGCGACACGATCATCGTGTCTTTGTTTGAGCCTCGCGCAGATGGTGACAAGCCGCGTTCTTCTGAAGCGCCAAGCACGCAGTCTGCTTCTGTGCCTGCAGCTAACCAGCCGCAGTCGCCGGAGTTCAACGACGACATTCCTTTCTGACCGATGAGGTGACGCATGGAGCCAACAACTTCAGCCAGCCTCAAGCAGAAATGGTGGGCGTGGCACAAGCAAAACCCGCACATCTACGCGCTTTTTAAGCGGTTCACGTTGGAGGCCATCCGTCAGGGGCACAAGCGCCTGAGCGGATGGTTGATCGTCAATCGAATTCGTTGGGAAACGGTTGTCGTCACCAGTGGTGACGACTTCAAGATTCCAAACGACTTCATTGCGTTTTACTCCCGTCTTTTCATGCACGAGCACCCGGACTACCAAGGCTTTTTTAGAACCCGTCCGATGAAACGCTGACGCACCAAGGCACAACCAAAGAGAACCCGACGCATGAGCTACCTTCCGTTCCGCGATCAAAAATCATTCATGAACTACTTTCGGCAGAGTCCTTCTGCCGAGACGGCATCATTGTACAAAAAGCTCTGCGACGAAGAGTTTGGTGAACTGCAGGAAGCGTGGAACAACCACGTTGCAGCGCCAAGCGATGAGACCGTCGCGGAGATCGCAGATGCCTGCATTGACCTGATCTATGTTGCCGCCGGTCTCATGCACGGCCTTAATCTTGATCCGCAGCCGCTTTGGGACGAGGTTCATCGGTCCAACATCGACAAGATTAAGCATCCGTGCGTGACGTGTCTTTGCACTGGCAGCGTTCAGAACGATCTTTCCAGTGCCGAGACGTTTGGAATTCTTGTCACGGAACAATGCCCGGACTGCAAGGGTCAGGGATTTGTTTACGAAGTGCGTCGCCGCGAAGACGGAAAGGTGCTCAAGCCGTTGAACTGGAATCCTCCTGCGCTTTTGCCAATTGTGCAGTTGCTGTTGAGTGCTCCAAAGGCTGGTGAGTGATGGACGAAGCTGACATCGCCCAAGTGGAAATTGAGCGCGAGGCAGAGCGCAACAAGCGTCCGCCGTACACGCTTCCGACCGGTAGCGCTGGCGATTGCGAATTGTGCGGGGAGTGGTCTGGCCGGCTTGTAAATGGCGCGTGTGCGCCATGCCGCGAAAGGCATCGGCTGCCATGACGTTTAAGCAAGGTTATGGCCGTTTCGTTCATCCTTGGCGTATTCCCAAAACTCTGAAATCAAACAAAAGGAAACAGACGTGATAGTTGTTTATTTGATTGTGTGTTCTGTCGCTGGTTTTTTCTTTGGTCGCTTTGTTGAGCGTCAAGCGTCTGCGTTTTTGCGTTCCATCTTGCATGAGTGCCGGACCATGATCATCCATCGGTACTGCTATTACCAAGGCGACGACTTGCGCGGTCCGGGCGCTGAGATTGTGCAGCGAATCGATGCCGCTTTGGTTGATACGCGTTTGTTCAAGTGAGTGACAACTACGACGGGCCGCTGATGGCCCAGCAGATTTTAAAGTTGCAGGCCGAATGCGCGGCTTTGAATGCTGAGATCGGGCGATTGACCGAATTGCACACGCTCTATCAGGACAAGACGACTCAACTCAAAACCGAGCGCGATGCGCTGAAGGCCGATGCGGAGCGGTATCGTCACTTGTGTGAGCGCGTCCCAGACCCTGCGTGGTTAAACAATTGCATCGACGCAGCGCGTGAGGTGAAGCCATGAGTGACACTGGATTAATGGTGGCCGTGTGTTTGTGGGCTGGGGCAAACGGGCATTGGCTAACGGCAACGTTTGCATTTGCTTTTGCTTTACTCTTTTACCGTGTGAGGTGAAGCCATGACCCGCGATGATGTGATCCGGCTGGCGCAAGAAGTTGATGACTTTGAAATCCAGATGTCGTCTGAATCCGATGAGTGGTTAGAGATGCCAGAGTTTGTGCAGAACGACAAGAAACCGTTTGCTCAAATAATTTTCCGTTTTTCGACTGAACAAGACTTGACCGACTTTGCCAACTTGATAGGCCAAAAATTAACCGTCAAAACAAAAAGCGCATGGCATCCAGAGTTGGTGCGTGGCGTGAACACTGGCAAACGGTGGGTCAATGGCAAATAAGTTTCCGGTTTTTATTGTCTCAAAAGGGCGTTGGTCAAATATGCTGACCAATCGTTCGCTGAACCGTCTTGGTGTGCCATTTCGCGTCATTGTTGAAGCGCATGAGGCAGACAAGTATGCGGAGGTGGTGGGAGCGGAGCGTGTGTTGGTGCTGCCGCAAGAGTATTTGGACAACTATGAGACGCTGGATGCGTTGGGCAGCACAAAGGGCAGGGGGCCGGGCGCGGCGCGTAACTTTGCGTGGCAACTGTCAATTGCAGAGGGTCACGCATGGCACTGGGTCTTAGACGACAACATTGACGACTTCCATCGACTGAATCGCAACATCAAAGCCCCTGTCAGGACTGACGCAACATTTGTGGCGGCTGAAACTTTTGTTCAACGCTACGACAATTTGGCAATTGCGGGTTTTAATTATTATTCGTTTTGCAAGTCCGATTGCAGAGCAGGCCCGTACATTAAAAACACCCGCATTTATTCGTGTTTGTTGATCCGCAACGACATCCCGTTCAAGTGGCGAGGTCGATACAACGAAGACACCATCTTGTGCCTAGATGTATTGAAAGCTGGCTGGGCAACCTTTCAATTTAATGCTTTTTTGCAAGGCAAAGTCACAACTCAGCGAATGAAAGGCGGCAACACCAAAGAGTTTTACGATGTGGAAGGCACGTTGGCAAAAAGCCAGATGCTTGCCGATGTCCATCCAGACGTTGCAAAGGTTGTGTGGAAGTTCAACCGATGGCATCACCATGTGGATTACAGGCCGTTTCGGCGCAACAACATGAACATGAAAAAATGGTTGCAACTGTCCAAAACTAACAATGAGTTTGGGATGGTTTTGACCGATATTGGCGATATCTCTGACAAAAGGTAAAACATGAACAGCGGACGTAAGGGCTTAACACTTCTTCGTACCTGCAATAAGTGCCGTCAGAGAAAACAGACTGGCGGTAGCTCCACAAAAAACGGGCGCTTTGTGTGTGCGGATTGCCGGACTGACAAGCAAGCAAGCAAGTCTTGAAGGGACGAATTTCAATCGGAGCCGTGGCGGCTTCTGGCTGCCTGTTGTCGCTTGGCGGCATAATGTCAGAAAGATGATAAAAAAAGATCGAGGGACTTGCTTAATATCATTTCCATGATACTCTATCTCCATACCGGAACCGGGGTGGTTCCGAAGAGAAGGAGAGCATATGAGCGGTCGTCTCGACACAGATCGTGAGGCTGAAATGGCGCGTTGGGTAAAGCAGCGTCAGGATGAAATCGCTGCTGGTCTGTACAACGCCGATGGCGAGTATCTTGGCCCCAGCCAGCCCATGACTTGGGCACAGTTCGGCAGGCAGGCACGGGAACACGGGTCCACGTTGCTTGCCAAATTCCGCCGCGAGTATCGTCAAAATTATCTGACCCGCAAGGCTGTGCTGGTTCCGCGTGAGGCCGAGGTCATTGCGTGGAACCCGCAAGCCGGACGCCTGACCAGCGAACCGCTGTTCCTCGCGGCAAGCCGCATCACTGGCAAGGCGCTGCGCTCTTTTGTCGCAAGCGAAACCGAATCGCTGCGCGGCAATGGGCACACCAACATTCGATTCAGCATCGCGTTCGGCTACAACCTGTTTGACAGCCTGCAGGACCAAATGCAGGGCGGCGACTACACGCCAATGGTTGAGCTTGCCGAGCTTGATATACCAGTGGAGTTGTCAGCGTCATGTTGAAAAATCTTCTCAAGCAACGCGCCCAGTTTTTTCCACACATTGAGCCATTTGTGCTTAAGCATGGGCATCAGGAAAAACGCGGCGTCAAGCTGCCTGCCGGGTTTGCACGCGGTGAATTCAAAGAGTGTTTTAGCAACGCCGGTCGGCTTGCGCTTTCACATTCAAACCTGACCTATTGCGAAGGGTATGCCTGCCGTGACGGGCTGCTGATCCCAATCCACCACGCTTGGTGCCTTGACGATAAGGACAGGGTTGTTGATATAACGTGGCTCGACCCAGAATCTTGCTCTTACATCGGCGTCCTTTTTTCTCATCAGGAGCTTCGGCTTGAGATTTTGAAGAACGAGTTTTGGGGTCTTCTAGACGCCGGTCGCGGTCCTAACGTGGAGTTCATAAAGCGGATTGACGCTGCGCGTCGGCAAGGAGTAAACCTGTGATCAAAGTACGAGTTGCAAAGCCTGCTTTGGAAGAATTTAAGGCTTCAGAATTTGGCTCATACGAGGATGCCGATTGCCCTGACACCGGTCATGTGTGGTGCATCTTGGATCGTCACAGTGCCGCTATTGAAATCCGCAACAATGATGAAGCCGCTGAGGTCTACTACGCCTTGGTTACGGGTACGTTTGCTTTGCGCGATAAAGGGTACCTACGGACAGCTCGTCGTATCGCAAACGCTGTACGCGACGCTGCACGCCGCGCCGATCCTGCCTTAGTCGAGCAGTACCCTGAGCCTGACGGGTACTAAGACGAGCGAGGAAAAAAACGCCTCGGGGGATCACCCCGAGGCTAAAGCCATCCTCAGATGGCGGGGGTCTAGCAAAACCAGATCACGTTGCGGTCATTGCTACGGATAGCAATAACCCGAATTCTTAGCTGGGGTTGAGTCGCTGCTAGGTCTCTTGCCACCCGCATAGCTGCAAACTCACTTTGCCCTTTGTCCACCACGCACCAGCAGCCTGCGTCGTTTTTTTGCTCCACGGCGTACATTCGCGGCTCTTGTTCCAAAGTCCGCTCACGCGCCTTCTCAGAGCGCCAAATTGTAAGCAGCGCTTTCACCGGTCTAAGCGCCTGCAGCACGCCCAGCACGGTCAGCCGCTTCCGTGGCGGGCCACCAAGGAGTCAACGCTGTTGAACAGCGCAGGCAGGCTGGTGGCGTTGTTGATCAGCACGTCTTCGGCAATTTGTTGCTGTAGGCGCTCAGAGGCGTGGTCCATCGTGTTAAGGCCCGGTCGGTAGATACGCCAAAGAGTGCCGCCCATTTCCTTAATCAGAGCGGCCTCGTTTGGAAACCGGACGTCATCCACGACTATCGCGCCCGTGATCTTTTGAACCTCCCGTTTCCAAACGTTGATCCAGATTTCCGGGTGAACCGTGCGCCGGCCCCATTCGGTCCCAAGCGTTTGCATCATGTGCCGAGGGGTGCATCCGCCAAAGTCGGCAATAGGACGCATCTTGGCGTCGCCGTCGACCTCGTCATCGGTCAGCCCCAGCCCAAACTTTAGCATTCGCTTAAGCGGGTCTGCAAACCGCGTCCGGGTGTATCCGTAGTGCTCAACAAGGTGCCGCGATACCAGCGTTTTGCCGCTGCCAGCGACGCCAAGGATGCCGATGATAGGAATAGTCATGGTGCTGTCCTTCATGCCGGCCATGTGACGGCCTGAATTTCTTCAATGGTGGTTGCGGCCTGCAATGCCGTTTTGGCGGCTTTGTATTTCTGATGCGCTGAAAGCGTGTGCGCTCCAAGCGCTTGGGCCAGCAGCCCAATTTCCGCTGCGCTTAAAGTGCGTTCAAGGTCGTCTGCCGTAGTCCAGCTAACTGAAAAGTTAGGAATCCATGACGACATCATCACGCAACCAATCAGCCGAACAACACTTTCCTGCGACGCGTTGAAAGTTGACCCATCCCAAACAAATGTCCCGTATTCGACCGAGTTGCGCTTGTCCCGAATCTGTTGCAAACGAGATTGCCGCACGGTTTCCAGCATGGTCGGGTCTGGCGTGTTCAGCACTGCGCCAGCCACGCTGAACGCCATTTCCGGTGCTGCCTCATCATTTGAGCCACCGACAAGGTAGGACGCGGGGTGCGTGGTCAGCAGCGGATAGAACGCTGCAAACGGGCTTTGTTCAATGTCCGCAATCGACATTCGAACGTACTCATGCCAAAGAGCAGACGCGCCAGCCGCAGCCGCCTCTGAACTTGAGTAGATCGCAAGTACAAATTCCGCGTCGCCTGTCATGCCGTTCAGTTCAATTTTGACAAGCCGGTGGTATGTGGATTCGACGCCTTGCGGAGTGGTGTACGGTTTTACGATTGCCATTGAAATTCCTAACTGTAGTTAGCGCTGTTTGAAACAACGGTCAAAAGCCCTGTGTCTTGACCGTTGTAGAAGTCATTCGGAGTCCACGAATTGCCTGCATCCACATAGTCGTAAGCTGTGTAAATGACTGTTCCGTTTTTTCTGAATGTTCCGTAGTAGTTGTACAGGATGTACCCGTAAAGAGGATCGCCAGTCATGCTGTCGTAACCGGCAAAATACGAGCTTGATCCGCCGGTTTGTGCCGTTGTCGAAGGCAACAAAAGAATTGGCGTAATGCCAGACATTTCGGAGATCGTAAGCGTGTAGCCAAAGTCATACGTCTGAGCTTTCAGTAGCGACATCATTTGTCTGCCGGAGCAAAACGTAACCGCGCCTGATCCGTTATAGACGCGCATACCGTAAGACTCGCTTCCTGCTGTCAATCCAGTCAAAGCAAAAACGTATGCAACAGGCGCATAGCTTATGGACTCAGACCCACCAAACGTAAACGATTTGCACGTCAATGTGTAGGAGCCGGTGACGCTGTCGGAGACGTAACAGTTTCCTTGAAACGAGATGTATGTGGTGTCAGGAATCTTCCACAAAATCATTCGTTTTCTGCCAGCGCCTAACGACGTTGATGCTGTCCAATATCCAGAAGCAAGGCTGCCGCTAGTCGTAACGGTTCCAAGAAACTCTGGCACTGGGTAGAGCGTGGAGACCAGCCGTTCTCCTGCATCGTTGATCAACGACACGCCATAGGTAGGCTCGTTGGTCTGCGTAGCAAAAACAAACGCGATTGTCTGATTGCTAGACGCATAGCTACTCGCGTAAGTAAACGTCACAGTCGCCTGCCCTGAGCCGTTGGTGCCAATGCTAAACGTATGTGCACCAGCCTGCACAAGCATCACGCGCAGATATGCTCCGCCTGGTACGTTTGAATACGTAAACGTCTGTGAGTAACCAACCGCCATGACCACGGTGTCGATGTAAAGAGTTCCGCCGGCTAGCCCTTGATTCACAAGAGCAACGCCGTTGCTTTTGTAGACGGCTGTGCCGTAGTTTGCCATTACAGCAAGTATCCCAACGTCATCCGAAGCACGTTGCTGCTGTCGTAAATCCGAATGCGACCGCCGCTTCCCGCATCAATAATTACTCGCCCACCAGACGACGTGTTGTTGTTTACCGCATTAGAGATCGTCCCCACATTAAGGCTTGCTACTTGCGTGGCCGTGATAGCGCTTGCGCCAACGAGCGTTGCGGAATTGGTGGTCGTGATCTGGCTGGTTGTGGCAAACGTGCCTTGCCCGGTAATAGCAGCAGCGGTATTAGCCGACGTGCGGTCGCCGGCCAGAACCCACGATGCGCCATCGTAGTAGTACGTAGCAAACGTTCCCGTGTTGAACCACAGATCGTTTGTCGACATACCGCTTGTTGGCGCGGTGCTCAGTCGGTACACCGTGTTTCTGGTGGCGTTGTCGGCAGGCTTACCGGTTCCGCTTACGCCAGACCACGCTGCCGTAGTTCCAAGTCCGGCATCGTCCGCAATCTGACTGGTGGATGAGACGTAGCTGCCGCCAATTTGCCACGCGCCAGCAACCCTTACTTTCACAAGGTTTGGAGTAGCCGACGTGTCTACCCATAGATCGCCGTTTACCGGAGCGGACGGAGCCGAAGCAGAGTATGTGATTACGTTTTTGGTGGCGTTCAAGTCGCCGCTGTACCCAAGACCGCCAATGGTGACCGCGCCGCCGCCCGCACCGGACAGAGCGCCACTGCTGGAAATGCTGATTGCGGAATTCTTGATGGCGCTATCCGACAGCACAGTGCCG